ATGACCCGTGTAATATCTCCCGTATCTGTATTCCATGTTACTTGTTGGCTGTTGTCTGCTTAATTAACCACCGCTTACCATCGGCCTGAATATACCGGTCGCCTGAAATCCTGAAAAAGTCGGTGAATTTCCCGCTTGTCGGATAATTATTCAGCCTGATGACGGTATTGGCAATTGGTTGCGCCACACGCAGCGTTCCTGTACCTATACGCCACCGATACGCGCCTGTGGCAATCTTGCTGATGACGATGGTCTGTTGCGTGTCGCCGCGCATATTCCATGTACCCAACCAAAGCGATTCGTTATCTGCTCTTAGGCTGTCAACCGGATTGCGGCCTGTCAGCGATTGTATGCGGTCTGATTCGCGGAATATGGCGGTGATTCGTTGTGAATAGTTCCATGTGCTATTAATGTCAGATGCGAATGTTGCCGCCAAATTAGCGATGTATCCTTTGCCTTCCGTGTACAATTGCAGACTGTCGCCTGCCAGTTGCGCATCCTCTGCGTATGCGCCTGTGGAATACACCACCCGATGCACTTTGTAATATTTGCCTGCGTTGTTCGTGATGTAGGTAGTATCCAATGTGACCACCTGACCGATTGCGATGTGTGCAGATAAAATTGCACAGAAAAAAAGTATGTGTTTCATGCGTTTGTTTTTGTCGTGTGAATTAATAGCCAACTTCAGTCAGATACACCGTTGCCACCACACGAATGACTGTTGATGCGTTCGCGCCTGATGGTGGTGTAAATTCGATTTTTAGACAGTCATTGCCATCGTCCGCCGTTATGGTTACTGCTGATGTTGACATATTGCTGTCGGATTGCGCGGTAATCATATTTTGAACCGTGCCGACGAGAGAAGTGGTTGCGCCTATCCGCTTAATACCCAGGTTATACGTCCCGATAAACGCCTCCCCGACAGTTACGGTGCCACCGGCAGTGGTACAAATAGCGGATAGTTGAACGATGGCGTTCCATAAACGGCCGTTTGTAGCGCCGGTGGGTAGCGGCAAAATAGCCCTCAATGATGCGCCGTCTAAAAATAATTCAGTTGCAGCCGTGCCAGTTATAGACCTCCAAAGCCTTATATTAGACGTTTGAGCGTCGCCGTTTCCAGATGATCCAAACCTGCCTGATCCGATTGATTTTTGGCCGTATAAATACGCTCTTGAAAATCCACCAAAAGCACTTGATATTTCTGCGGTAGCCGAATTATTTGATCCGCCAGGTACAGCCGAATTAAGGCCCGAAGCGCCGTTAGCGTTACCGGCTCCAACAAATCCATTTGCCCCCGAAACCCCGTTTGATGTCCCAGCCCCAATAAATCCAGATGCAGCACTTATTGTATTTGCGTTGCCTGCAATGATGCCGGCATTACTTATAGAACCCGATGAGGTTGCATTATTAGTTCCAGCGCCAATAAAGTTATATGAACCGGCTCCGGTTGCGTTTTGGTCCCCATTGCCTATAAATGAACTATTTCCCGTTATAGTGTTTCTTGTTCCTGCGCCAATGACAGACCCCGTTCCGGATACAGTATTGCCAAAAGTGCCAGAACCGCCAGCGATTACAGCCGAACTTGAACCGCTTACCGTATTGTTTTGCCCTCCTCCAATAAATGAAAGCGAACCAGAAGCTACCTGAGTGGCCAAAGTCCTGCTTCTTTGTAAATCACAAGACGATCCGCCCCTTGCGTTTCCGCCAGAAGCCAACCCGTTAGGAATTTGCGCTGTAATTGCGCCAATGCCCTTTGGTACAATAGCTATGCCGATATTTGGATCAGCCCCATCAGATGCAATTGATGAAGTATTTTGCGTTGTGGTTACATCGTTTTTACCAATCGTTATCGCCCCGTTATTAGCAATATTCATTAATTCACGCGATGAATTACTAACTTTAATAGCGTTTGTTCCCGATGTAATGCCCTCGCCTACAATATCAAATCTTGCGGATGGTGATGCGGTATTTATACCTAATCTGCCATTCCAAAATAGACCTGTCGTGTCAATTGTAGTGCTGCTATTGAATTGCGATACATAGCCCGTAACACCTGACAAGCCGCCCCCGCCACCTGTTGCGCTCACAGTCGCCACACCGTTACTCTTTGTCACTGTGACGTTTGTTCCTGCAACTACGTCAACGATTGGCAGTGTGACTGTTTTGGCAGGTTGATTGTCTGATGATAGCGATGCTGACAGCGTTTGCCCTGATAGGCTAAATGTGTCTATTGTTTGCAGTTCGTTTGTGGCTGATTGGTCTGCGACTGTTGCAGCCTCCCATCGTGTATTGGTGGTGTTGTAGGTTAGTACCTGGCCGTTGGTGGGTGATGGTATATATACATTGTGCAGTTCCTCCAGTTCATAACCATTCTGCACGGTCACGAATATCACGCCATTTGTAGCGTGCTTTGTTACACAAAATCCGACCTCCACGCCATTATTCGGCGCTGTGGGCCTGACTGCTGTCATCGCACCTGCTGTGTCCTTCGACAGCCACACCATACCGCCCTCGGTCAGGTTCGATGTATTGATGTTGTGAACCAGTCCGAATGTGGTACAGAATCCTTTGTTTCCACCGGTCGCATCCTCAGTCATCACCCCGAATGTATTGGCGGATGTAGATTCGCTGTTTGCCTGCGCATACCTGACTGTCAGGTTGCCACCTGATGAACCGGTCAGATAAACCACCTTGCCGTTTGACAGGCCCGTATTATCTGCGTGTTTGACCAGTTGTACAGATTCCTGTCCTAATTGTAACGACACATTACCACCTTTCATGCCTAACTGCAATGTACCGTTAGTGTCATCCCATGACAAGGTTCCTAAACCGTCTGAATACGTCTGGTCAGTTCTGAATGATAGGCGCTGCACGGTGTCCACACTAATAGTGTCGTTTGTGATGTCAATACCTTCGCCTGCGTAGTAGGTAGCGCCACCAGCGCCGGAAATCTGCACCCATGCCGTTCCGGTATAGTAGTACAGGTCAGGTGATGCGCAGCCATTAATGGCAAACAGTGACTGCCCGTATCCAGGTGTGTACAGCGGTGCGCTGCATCCTGCGACAATGTCAATGCCCTGCGCTAAAACGCGCCAATTGGAACCGGCCTGATTCCAGATATACGCCCTGCCTGTTGCCAGGTTTACCCTGATGCGTGAACCTGTTGATGACGGTGCGCCGGATGGCACACCTGATTCATAGTTCAGGCCTGCTGTGAATTGTATCTGCGCTGATGCCGATATTGATAGTATCAGCAGGGCAAAAATGATGATGTTTGTTTTATGTTTCATGTTGTCACGAATTTTAAGGTTTACCTACCAAACAGATTGAATCTGATGATGTATTGCGTAGATGCGGCCAGCGCAGTTGTCACTTTTAGTGTGATGGTTGTTGTGGTTGCCTCCGTGAAAAAGTTAGTCATCTGTCCGGCTGCATTCGCGTTTCCTGCTGATGGTATTGGACACGTTTCATTCGGGAACGACTGTGCCAGTGTTATAGTTGCCACGGTTGCCGATGCCGCCGGACTTGTTCCAGTTGTGAATGTAAATGCAATCCAATTGCCGCCGCCTGTGATGCTATCTGTTGTCGGGCCTGTTCCGGCCCCTGTGTCAAATGCTACGTTTGATCCGCTGTATGAATTAGAACCGTTTATATACTGATTTGAGTTTAATCTGTTGTTTGAAAATGTCAATAAACCTGATGATGATATTGAATCAATGCCACCAAAAAATGGAACTCTATTAGCTTGTCCCGATATTTGCAATACCGTATAGGCTGCAGAAGGCGTTAGTACCCCAATATTACCCGTGACTGCAGATCCGTTACCAATCAATCTTAATCCAGGTATTTGACTTAGTTTTGCAAATCCAATACTATTATCAGCAATTGAAATGCCTGTCAGAGCGTTGGCCTGTATGTTAGCATCTGTTAATTTTTGCCATTGCAAAGAAGCGCCCCTAACTAAAACCTGATCCTGTGCAGTCGCCGTAATATCTGCAACGTTGCCAGTTGTATTTCCGGCCCTGCCAACTACTGAAAATGCCGCGCTCTGCCTGATTTTAGCATTTGATATGACGTTATTATCAATCGTCCACACCGTACCTGATGACGACACAGTTATATCACCCTTATCGCCATCTGCCACACCGCCGCCGCCAGCCTGCGGTGTCAGTTGAACAAACATTCCAGCGTTTACAGGTATATCAAAATTGGCCGTTGCGCTGTTAACTGATATGGATGTTGCGCCTGCGGATGGTGCTGATGCCACCGTGAACGTCTGCACCTGGCCGGTAATCGGATTGACTAACTTTACCTTATCGCCTGTTGAAAATTCATTGCCTGCCAATGCCGTACCCACAGCAATAGATGTAACCGTTGCGCCCTTTGTTATTTGTGTTGCCAGTGCGTTAAACGATAGCGGATTCAGTATCGCCCCTGGTGGATTCGCCACCATCGGACTATTCCCGCCGGTTGTCGGACTGGTTGATGTCGGATTAATGACGGTAGGGTTACTGGTGCCACCGGTCAGAATTTTGACCTTTACAGGCGTTTTAGTGCTGCTGTTTCCAAATGTCAGGTTTACCCAACTGCCCTCTAATATGTTTTCAGTGACGTGCCATAATAGGCGCATATCCAGCCAATTCAGGCTATCAGATGTGCTAATTAGTTTGCGTACCTGATTGCACGCATTGCCATACAATTGGCCGTTCAGACGTTTTTTAACGCGCAGACGTGCGTCCAGTACGCGTTTAGCCATCAGCGCACCTATCGCCAAATTTCGGCTGCCTGCGCCCTGGCCCCACTGCGTTAGTGCTGTTGTGCCAGTTGAATTTATCAGCGATCCTGAATAGTTGATTGACCCCGACCCTAACCGGCCATTGCGTTCCCATGTGTCGGTTCCACCGTCAAGGTTTTCAGATTCGTATAGCACCTCATCCTCCTGCACGTCCGGCGTTCCCAGGTCATACAGTTCCAGCCACAGGCCAGCGGCTGACCATGATATGGTAAAATCCGATTCATCAATGATAGTGCCATCCGCTGCCCGCAGTTCAATTGAACTAACCGCAATGCTGTTTAGTTCGCCGTCTGCCACCAGTGGCGGTGTGATGAAATCAAAACCCTGAATGTAATTTGCCGTCAGGCCCGAACCTGGCACAGTCTGACCGGATGCCATCAGTACGAACACATCAGTGTTTGTGTTTGTCCATGATGCCAGGTCATAGTAGAAACTGAAGTTACTGACAGATACTGTGCGTTTCAGGTATTTGTCACCTATTTTCAGTTTTATGTTTATCTGCGGTATGATAACATCAGTGCTGTTGCCGGTATAGCTGTCGTTTTTCACGCTAATGAAGAACGTGCCACGCATGCGCATGGTGGCAGCCCCTGAATTACTGCTGATGGTTTGATTGAAATTAAACGTAGATGTGCCGTTTACTAAAATGTTTTGCCAGTAGTTGCGGCGCATTTTAGCCTCATACGTCAACTGTGATTTACTGTACTGTGACAGGAAATCATAGGTGACATACGTCAGTTTGGCTGCGTTTGTTTGCGTTTGGTCAACCGTCAGCACACCTGAATAAGCGCCGTATGTTTTCTGGTCGCCATTCTTTTTGTATGTTCGCCAATTGTATGTGCTGTTTACCCTGTAATCAATCTGCTCAATGACATATTTAGCATCACGCATCCTGATGCGACACCCGAACGCTAGGCAGATGTATTTTAGTACATCATAGCATGAAAGTACGTCTTTGTCAGGGCCACCCTTTGTTTTAAAATCATAGAACGCACTGTGGTCAACATAGGACAGGTACAGCGGATCGTTCGCATCGCTGGCCGTCATAGATGCCTCCCACCAGTCAACAGACGTTTCTAAAAACGCATCATCAGCAGCCCAAAATGTAGAAACGTGCGACAGTTTACCTAATGCCGTTACTGCGTGTGTGGTCAGTCGCTGGCGGCCAAAGTACAGCGCACCGTTATCATAATAGGGTATTTTTTTCAGCAGTGCCAGACCGCAAACAGCGGTCAGTGTGTAGCTGAATATTGGCCCTTGATCGGTTTCATCGCCTAACGCATCAGCAGTGATGATGCCCCGCCAAATCTTTGCACCTGCCTGCGTTTCGATTTCCAAAAAAAACCGGCCTTCCTTTGATGTGCGCAGGTCGGACAGGAATGTTAGCACCGTTGTTTCAGACGTGCCAACCAGTATTTCAATAGTAGCAATGGAACCCATCATCGGACTGTGTATGTCCTCATCAGATTCGCCCCGCCATTCTATTTTTATGCCATCCTTTGCTATCTGGAATGCACTGTCAGATGATGACCAGTCAGTATCATACACAGCAGCATTGTACTGTGTACCTGATGGTGATTTGCCTATGCCATAACATCTTAACGCCATTTGCTTGTCGGTGTTTTAGTGCCTGTTTGTTCGATTAGTACGCTCTGTTTGACTTTTTTGTTGCCCTGTCCAGCACCAGTACCAAATCAGTACCGCGCACTGTAAATTCACCCTGTAATGTGCCACCGCCGCCCATGCTGTCCAGCAACTGATTAGTCCGGTTGTTTGATGTGACGGTTGATCCGCGCGGTAGGTTTATCAGTTCCGGCCCCTGTTCGCCCACCAGTGCCAAACCGCCAGGTGCGTACTGTGTACCCTTTGCGAATGGTGTTGCAGCGATGGCGGCTATCTGAACAGCGCCCACAGCGGCCTGTGCGGCTGCCAGTCCTAAACCGAATGGAAAACCAAATTGCGCATACGTTTTAGTGATAGCAACAGCGGTATTAATTGCCGCCTCAGCCATCGCCAGTGCTTTTTTGCGCTTAGCGCCACGTTTCTGTATTTCCTCGCGTTTGGCCTCAAATTCGGCCTCCAGTTGCGCCCGTTTGTTACTGTCCTCGCCGGCCGCCTGAATGCGCTGTGCATACGTTTCCTCCAGTGACTGTAATTGCCTTTGGTCGAATGCTGTGAACAGGCTATCCAGCGAATACGCAGCCTCCCAGGCTAAATCCTGAAATCCTTTTTTTCTGGCCTCTAATAGTGCCTCCTGCTGTTTCAGCAGTTCAGCATTAAATGAATCTGATGCTTGCAGGATGCCGGAAAAATCAGGTGGTTCCACCGTTGCGCCGCCTACGGTCTGTGGTGTTTGCAGTGTTGCCAGCGGCTGAAAATTACCGCTGAACAGGGCATTTGCCTGTGTCAGTTCATTATCAATCAGACCCTTTAATTGACCGCGTAACCCCTGCACTTCATTTGATGTCGGTTTAAATCCTGCATCAATCAGACGTTTCATGCCGGATTCAATGGCCTGCGCTTCTTCAATTACATCCTTTGATCCTAACGATAGTTGCACATCACGCACTTTCCTGATGTCAGATACCACCTCATTATACACCTGACGCAGTTTGCGCTGTTGTTCTATTGCCGCCTCCGCTGCCGCCCGTGCCGCCTCGGCTGCTTTTTTGCGCTGCTCTTCGGCCTGTTTGGCCAGTTCCATTGCCTGCCGTTCCTCTGCTGTGAGTTCCTTTTTCTGTACCTTATTGACCTCATTGGCATTCACCAGGTTTTTCACAGCATCAAATTGCCGTTGCAGTGCGTCCACCTGCGCATTTGCGTCTGCCAGTTCACTGGCCTGACTACCCTGCGCACGGCCAACACTGACCATGTAATTGTATGCCTTCTGCGCCTTTTCCTTCTTCTCAATAGCCACACGCAGTTCTTCATCCAGCCTGACCAGTTCGCCCTCTGCCCGTTTGGCCCGTGCCGCAATTATGATACTTTCTGCGTATCCTTCATATGCGCCCTGCAATTTGTCAACTGACAGTTTTTCAATATCAAGCTGGCCAAAATATTCAGGATTGATTTGTTTTAGTTTATCCAGCGCAGCTATTTTGCTTTCCCTGCTCTCTGTTTCTGATTTTAGTACACCTATCAGCGCCTGCACCTGTGTTCGCTCAACCACAGTATCATTTGTGGCCTGTGCTGTCAGGTCGTTCACTATCTTCATGCCCTTTTCAGCGGCAGACAGTTCACGATTGAACAGGCCCATATTGTAGGCCAGTGTTGCGATGGCAACCACAATGCCAATGCCTACAAATGCCTGTGTGGCTGTGTTCAGGGCCAAAAATGCAGTGCGCTGCAATTGCACCCATTTTATCACATCCTTTGACGCGCCCACCAGACCCTTCCAGTTATCAATCAGGAATGATGAAACGATGCGCACGTTTCCGATGGTGGTAGCAATTGGCCCCAGCGCAATCAGGAACGCACCGAATGATACAATGGCCGTTTTAGTGGTCGCGGATAACTGGTCGAATCCCTTTGCCACATCACCGATGAATTTTGCAAATGCCTCTAATTTGCCTGAAATATCAAAGGATGTAACGATAGCGGCGCCCACCTTGCCTAATGCTATGCGCGTTGCATCCAGTGCGTTTTCAATGTTATTTTTGATACCGGATTTAACCGCTGGCAGTTCGTTTGCCACGCGTGTAATACCATCTACAAACTTGTTTGCATCAATATTCAGACGGTTCAGGTCATCAGCAGTGGCAGCGCCGAATGCCTTTTGCATCAACTGGCTGATGTTCGGCAGGTTTTCCTGGATAACCATTAAATCCTCCTGATACACTTTACCCTTTGCTATCATCTGCGTGAACTGTCGGGTGACAGCCCCGAACTGTTCAGCACTGCCCGCCACACTGGCGTTTGCCTTACCTAATGCTGTGATGATAGTACGCGCCCTGTCGGCCTCAATGCCTACGGCCTGCAATGAAACAGATGCTTTGACTACCTGTTCCAGCCCCAGGCCAGGTGATTCCGCTACTTTGGTCAGTTTTTCCAGTTCGGCTGCGGCCTTGTCTGCCGTACCTACCTGTGACTGCAATGCCAGTGTCAGGGATTCCAAATCACCGGCAGCCTTTATAGCAGCACCGCCAAACAGGGCCAGCGGTGCAGATAGTGACAGTGTTAAATCCTGCCCTACACGTTGCAGTTTTTCACCAGAACGGCGCAACTGACGTTCAACCTGTGCCAGTGTCTTTTCATCAAAAATAAGACCTAACCTGACATTTAGTGATGTAGCATTACTGGCCATTGCGCTGTGTTTGTTCGCGTTCTGCTTTTGCCGCCATATACCTTTCGTATAGTTCGGGATTTGTTTGTTTTAGGATTAAATCTGCCTCCTCGTCAAACCTGTCAAATTCAGCACGTTCATCATCGGACATCTGTGATCGCGTTTTTAATCGCGATTTCACCGGCGCATCCCAATCAAATGGCAGCAGGTCTGATGGTCTGCGTATCTGTTTGCGGTGGTCAACTGTTTTGGCAACTATGAACGCGATGTACCGCGTTTGTTCCCATTCGTTTCTAAATTGTTCCAGGTGCGCATCCTGCCGGTATTTAAAGTAGGCCGGTGTTGCACACCAAAATTCTTCCTCAGACATTCCAATAATGGCGGCCTGCCGCAGCAGCCCATGCCAGTAGTTGCCGGTATCTGTTAGGCTTCCGGTGTCTGATTGTCCGTCAGCCTGACCACGTTTCCCGCGTCATCCGATGCAGGCGCAAACGAATCTGCAAACATGGTCATCATCTGCGTAATGGTGTCATTATCCAGCCAGTCGGCCAGTTCATCAGGGCCAAAGTCCGGCAGGCGCTTCATCATGTCACGATAGCCGCAGACGATGCCTGAATAAATCAGGTCAACTACCATCGTAATAGAAGGCGACCCGCCAGCAACCTGCTGAAAGTCACTGATAGCGGATCGCCCTGTTTTACGTTCGTATTGATACAGCGCACCCATGCCAAATTTAATTGGATGCTGCTTGCCGTTTAATTGAATTGTCATTTTGCTTGCTTGCTTGTTATCGGTTGTGTGTTCATTCAGTCACTATGAAATAGTGGCCTGTGTCAGTGCGCCTGTTCCCTGAAATTCGGCGCTGAATGTCACCGCCTCATCATTGCCAGACGAATTGATTTGCAGGCTGGTGATGTAGGCGCTGCCGGAGTATTTGATTTCACCGGTGACACCCGTTTGAAATACGATTGCCACAGATGTCTGCCCTGACCATGCAGTGAATAGTTCCTCGGCGCCATTGGTGGCCGACCAGTCCACATTTCCGGTGACAGACGCAGTCCATGATTTTGCACCAGGCAGGAACTCAGCCACAGCGGATGAATCTTTGCAGGTCGTTTCAAATGTGTTGGTAGACATAGATAGGGATGCGTCCACCTGACAGGTAATCGCGGTCGGCGTTGCACCTGTGTACAGTTTCATGTTTTTAGCTAAAACGGTAGCCATGTGTTTTTACTTTTTGGATGTGAAAAATTGCCGCCGCGTTGTTGGCGTTTTATCTTTATCCTCCATCTCTGCGCCAATAGACGCAATAAATGTCGGTGGTGTGGTTATTGTCGTGTTTTGTTCGTTCAGTGGAACACACAGGGATTCTAACTGCTGACCAGGCCTGTATTTGCGTGAACGCGTATCATCAGGAACCTGTGTGCCGATGCCGTCACTGACCAATTTGTTGCCAGTAGGCTGGTCAACATCAATCACTGAATTTACACCGAACTGCTCAAAATCTTTGATTAGTTGAATTTTCATAATCCCTGTTTTTTGGCCTCTATTTCCACGCGCATGCGCAGGCTGTTGACCATATTATTTAGTGTTGTTGGCCCCATTGCACTGACGGCAGCATCCACGAATTTTTTACCCACCCTGATTTTGCCGTTAGTCATTTTGACATCATTGTTTACAAAGTGCGCATAATAACCGTCAATTGTTTTACCACCTAATAACGGCCCTACCATGACAGCAGTTTTCATCCGGCGCAGTGACAGCCGCCTGAATGATTTACGCAGGTTGCCAGGCCTGTATGTCGCTGCCTTCACACCGTACCCCTTTGGCATTCGCCTGCCTGACTTTGCAACACGTTTGTACCTGCTGTGCGATTTAGGGCTAACCGGCACGCGCACCCTGATGGCATTTGACATCAGTTCTGCGCTATCCTTCAGATCATCAATTGCCTTCTTCTGCACCTCCTTGCTCATGCGCCTGATTTGCAGTATCAGTGCGTTTATTTCCTTCTGTGTTGCCTCAATTGCCATTGTCCTATCAGTTAGCTGTTATGAACTGATAAACTGCTGTGCGTGACAGGAACATGATGTTTTCATCCATGCCATCTGCACTGCTGATGTATTTGCACCCCTCAACAGTAACGCCACCGGCAGTGCCTGTGACAAAATCCAGTGCGTTTCTAACGGCCATGTCAACATTATCCAGTGCTGCATACGCATCAGCACCCTGTTTCACCTCGGCCCAATATGTAAACGTCACCTGTGCTGTATCATGGTCTGATTTCCTGTCCTTCTGGTCGTCAGTCGGCTGATTAGTCACTGTGAATACAATGGCAGGATATGTCGAATCCTCAGGCACAAATACCGGATATATGCGTGTACCAACCAGCGCCGTTACAGCACTGGTAGCAGATAGTTTTGCATATATGTACTGGCCTAATTTCATGTGTTTTTAGTCTTGTTTTTGGGCTACAATTATCAGGGATTGCCTGAAATCCGGTTTTTGAAAATACAGGATGTCGTACAGGTCGCCTTCAAAATTGATACGCATTTTTTCATTCAGGCCATCCCTGTACATGATGTCAAACGTGACAGCAGTCTGCACCGTTAGTTTGTCTGCCATCATATCATCTTTGTTTCCCGAACTTCGCCATGTTGCCTTAGCCCACACGTTGCAATGCGTTTCCCATGTCATTAGTTCCTGACCGGATGTACCGCGTGATGTGACCGGCTTTTCAATAGTAATCCGGTGTCGCCTGTCGCCTATTTGTGTTGCCTTTGCCATGCCTGCGTCAGTTTAAACATGTTTAAGACCAGCGCCGCAGCGGCTGTAATAGCACGTCAGACATACTAAACACCTGTTCAGGGCTGTCCTCTCTGTTCGTATAGGCACGACCTATGCGTGACAGCAGGCCCAAACGCACACTGTCAGGTATAGACGCAGATGATGTGCCATACCCTGCCACATAGGTAATCTGAACAGCATCAGGCCTGACCGCCAAATCTGACGGATAGGTGTAGTTTGATTTTGGCATAATTGTCACACACCCCGAACTGATGTTAGTGGTGTATTCAGATGATGCCCATGTTTGCAGTGTGCCTGCACTGTCGTAATACTGAACCGATGTGATACTACCAATCGGCCACAGGCCCGCAATAACCATCGGTGTGATGGATGACAGCGGAAATTGTCTGTGATTCTCAGTCACGGTTTTATTCAGCAGCGAACACTGGTATGACCGTTCAATGATGTCGCACTGCGCACGAATCAGCAACATCAGGTATTCATCATCGTGACGCAGGTCATCCATACGAAGCTGCGCACGCGCATCCTCGATGGCAACCGGCAGTTCCTCACTGATGGTTTCACTGCTGACCGTGTACCCTGTGTAGTACGGGCTGTGCGTAGTTGAATAGTCGTTCCAGATCATGCTGTGATGTATATGATAGTTCCCTTTAATGCAGCATCATGGGCTGCGCCTGCACGATATGCCGTGACACCGGCAGCAATAGCAGCGTCATTACTGTTATATTCAGGCAATGCGCCTAATATGGCTGCAATAGTTGTCCAGGATGTATCATAGTCGGTTGACGTGTCCTTTACTATCAACTGACCGGCAGTGCCACCGGATGGAACACCAGGCCCGACCTGTGAAACAGGGAACTGAACCGTGATGTTGCTGCTGTTTAGTGTTACCTGAATATCCGACATGACTATGCAGTTATTTTGTCAATCAGTGTGATGGTCGCCCTAAACAGGACATACACCACACCGGATGATAGCGTTAATTTCAGGTCAGTATTCAGCACGTTTGAGATTGGCAGGCTACCTGTGCCGACCGCTTCAGGGCTAATGGTCATTTGCCCCTGTGTCGGATTCGTCAGCGCAATGCCTGCATTACCCACAGTAGTCAGCGTCAACAGCACCGAACCAGACGCACTCTTAACCTGCATCGTTGCCGTTGCGCCGGTCAGATTGATAGGCGTGCCTGCACTGTCCTCCACCGTTACGGTGAATGCTGTTGTGCGGCTGCGATACCATTCTAACGCAACGTATGGCGGCCTGAGCGATAGTAGTTGTGCGTCTGTCGTTGCCATTGTGTTTATTTCTTACGCCTTTCAATGCCATGCATCGGTGCGGCTGCTGTTTCCTTTTCCTTCTCGCGTACCTCTTCATCCAAAGCGCCTTTAATCAGGCTAACGGCCAATTTAGCACCCAGAACAATCACCTGATTTTTAGCCAGGCTGATTTGTTCGCCGGAATCAGGATCACCAGCCGCACACGATTGCAAAATGCGTACCTTCATCAGGAAGCGGCAGTTATCAGGTGTTTGATTGCAGCAGTATTGATGCACTCACCGTCAAAACGCATCCATGCCTGGAATCCGACCAGACCGTTTTCACTGTACAGTTCATCACGGCGTGCAAAAATCATATCCTGCACGATACGAACGATGTATTTGCTGAAGTCGCCGGCCAGAATCAGTTTTGAACTGGCGTTGATGCTGCTGTCCATGTCCTGATTGATCCAGTATTGCGTTCCGTCAATGCGGTCAGGCTGACCGGCAACATAGGAAGGCATCCACAGCGGCCTGTTCTCACTGTCAACCAGTTTTTTGATGGCCAACAGCACAGCATCATTCATCATAAAACCGAATGATGGGCTGTTGCGGTATGCCGGATCAATGCTGTGTTTCAGGTCAAGGATTTCCAGGTAGGTAAACGCAGTGGCGGATGCGGCAGTTTTGCCCAGTGTTGATGCGGTCACTACACCGTTAGGATCACCTGAACCGTCACCGATGGTACACTGTTCGTTCAGTACACGACCGAAACGCGGTGCAAACACCGTGCGCAGTTCCTGTTCGATGTTGTAGGTGTTGTCCTGCAATAGTTCCCATGAAACCTTAGCAATTGTGCCGTATTTGTAGGCATCCAATTGCTTTTGTCCGAATGTCAAATCCTGCACTGTGAATGCGGATGCCTCGCCAACCTTCACGGCCTTTGTAGTGGTGTCATCCTCAGTCGGCCAGTACAGGGTACTACCGGTAGCACTGCGCAGAATGCGACAGGCTTGAAGGATACCGGAATAGTCCAGCATAGCGCGTTCGATTTCCGGCTGCCACAGGTCGGGAACCAGATAGCCACCGAGGGAATCAGTGCCTACCACCTGATTGGATGTTCCGCGTTTTTCTGCGAGCAGTGAACGCTCTTCCATCGTCAGGCCTGCATTGCCTTTGCGCAGGAAATTCAGGTAGGCGCTGCGATAATCGGCTGCCTTGTCGCGGTCTTGCTTCGGTGCTGCCTTGTCAACAGATTCGAAGTGCTTACCGGCCATGCGGGCCTCCATGCGCTCCGCTGCCTCATGCGCTTCGATGGTCTTTGTCAGTTGCGCCTCATCCTTTTCGATTTTGGCAAACTTCTCGGATTCCTCGGTGGACATCGCCCTGCCTTCAGCAGCAGCGGCTTTAGGAAGCGCAACCATCTGTTCAATCAGTCGCGCCCTTTGGTCGTACAGACCCTGGATACCAGTTGTCATGTCGTTTTTATTGTGTTTTGTTTGTGGATAGCCTCAAGCCTCGAAAGTGCGCGACTCAGGCAGTTTAGTGTTTCAGCGTGTTCGCTGCGCTGCTGTTCATTCTGTGCAGCATCCGGCAGTGTGCCGGTCAGTGCCACAGGAACGGCAGCCGCCAGTTCGGTGATAAATGCAGTCAGTTCAGCAGCCTTTGTTTTAGCCTTTACTGACAGTTCATCAGCAACAGGTTTCATATCAGGATTCACCGATGCAATCATGGTCATCATGTCTGCCTTTTCATTCAGGCAGTCAACGTACTCGGTAGTATCATTCAGCAGTTCAGTGATTGATTCAATCAACTGCGTTTGTGGCGTTCCCTCGGATTCGTATTCGCCACCGTTGCGTTTGTATGAACGTGTGGCAACAGATGTGTCAGGATTCGCAGGATAGGTCACAGGTGATGCGTCATACACAGTGTCAACCGATGTGATGGTGCGAATGTCGCCCACACCTTCACGATATTCCCATTTGTCACCCTTTTCACGGATAGAAAATGCCCATGATAACTGTGTAATGTCACCACGTTTCAGGGACTCTATCAGGTTCTGACCAAACGGACTATTCGGGATGCTGGCACGATAGTACATGCCGGTATCATCCATGCCCACAGTGGCCGTGCCTGATGCTGTTCTGGCAATGACCATGTTAGGATCGTGATTGAACAGGATGCGCACATCGGACATATCTGCATCAGATAGCGCACCGCGTGCAATGCGCTCTGTAAACCAGCCAACACGGTATTCAGTATCCCATTTAAGGGCATAGCCGAACAGTTCAGGCTGTCCGTCCTGTGTCATACGAACCTCAACACCCTGAACGCATGGCCGCGCCTCGCGTGTTTCCACGCCCGATTTATGATGCCTGACTTGCTTCTGCATTGTCGTTCAAATTGTCGGCCTGAATGCTGTCAGGCGCTTCGTTATTTAGTGTGGGATTGTAGATAGTATCCCCGTTCTGAATTGGATTCATTTTTTCCAGTGACCTGACCTCATTAGGTGTCATCCATCCAGGATTAGACACACTGCCTAATGCACGCGTGAAGTATTCAGCGCGTGATTTAGTGTCACCGCGCAGCAGTGCATCTACATTAAACCTGAAAAACATGCGTGACTTCTCAGAATCAAACAGCAGTTTTCTGTTTAGTTCCTGTTCCCAGTTTTTTAACCAGGGCCGCAGGGTGTCACGCACGAACTCCAGTGACTGGTGTTCGATGTTGTTATTTGTGCTGCGCTCCAAATCGCCTACCATGTGCGGAGGGATGCGGTAAATCCGGCAGACATCGTGCAGGGATAGTTTTGCCGTTTCTAAAAACATAGCATCTGCCGGTTTCAGTGACAGCGGTATAAATTCCATGCCGTTCTCTAGCACTGGTGTTTTACCTGCATTGTCACGGCCTGTATAGCGTGACTGCCATGTATCCCGCAGGTTCTGTACCTGATCCGGCGCTAATTTACCAGGGTGTTTCAGATAGCCTGAAATCAGTGTGCCATTTTTCCACAGGCTGCCCTGCGTTTGTGTGGTGGCAATACCCAGACCGATGTTTTCACGGAATACGGTGATGGGTGATTTGCCCTCCAGGCCATTTGCTGACAATCCCTTTACATGGATGATGTCACGCGGTCGCAGCGGTTCTGTGCGTTCCATGTAGCCACCGGCAGACGTTTGCACATCAAAGATGCGATACCACAGCATACCGGTTGAATCCAGTTCAGGCCTAACCCAATTAGGATTTTCGATAATGCGCAGTTCCTTTGGCCGCATGTTGCCGTCACGTTTTATTTCAGCATAGAAATTACCGTGCAGGGCCAGATGCAGCATGGCTGTTGACCGGAAATCAAATGACGTGTATAATTCGGATGGTTCGCTGCCAATCAGTCGCGTGCGCGTATCATTGCGCAGTTCGCGTGTTACGTCTGATTCAGTGATGTATAGGGATACCGGCAGCGATGCAACAGATTCAGCCAGTATTTTTGCGCACGCGTAAACACCTGCATGCGTCAGGGCAGTATCTGCGTTCACGTTTACCCCTGATCGCGTTGGTTTACCGCCAAACCAGGTGTACATCCATTCTGCCGGATGTTTCAGCGATGAACGCTGTTCACCTGTTTGTTTTTGCGAAAACACGCGCAATATGTTATCAACGATTCCCATTGCGTTACAAAATTACGCGCAATTAGTGCGCCCTTTGCGCAATTAGGTATAAAACAAACGGCCAACATTACTGCTGGCCGTTCAATGATATAATCATCATCAATACACACATTCAAACTGATGCAAAGATACACAGTGAATAGTGTTAAACAGCATCATATTTTAATCAGTTTCATGTATCGCGATTTGTAGGAATGAAACGCACCGAACCCTGTAAACAGTCGTTTACCATACAGATTTTCATAGAACTGTTCAGGGCGTTCATACGTCTGCGCATAGGTGTCTGTTGTTTCATGCAGGTCGTAATACAGGCGCATAAACACCCTGAAATCATCTAATTTTTTGTGCAGTCGTGCCATTGTTTAGGATTTAGATGTAGAACACATCAGCCTGTGAATAAACGTCTGAAACCGGATTTTTAAGGTATTCACCAAGTGCAATAATAGTTGATACAATACCGTCAATCTTTGCGCCCCGCGTTTCTTTCATCTTCCTGATTTTCAGGTTTTCATTTGCGTCATAATATGGCACGCAATTTTGCAGCATCCAGCGCAGTACAGGGTTCCCGCCGTGATTCAACATCCTATTCCTGACAATTCGTTCAAATTCCTTTGATGGTGGCGACATATTCATAATTCCCTGACTAAATTTGTCCATCGGCAGGCCGTCAGCCTCCAGCTTAGCTATCGTCTGCCATGCGTTGTGTGGATCATAGCCTATTGCCCGAATATCGTACAGGGTGCGCAGACGTGCTACCTCAGCCGCCAAATAATCATAATCGGTCACGTTTCCAGGTGTTACATTCACCAGCCCCTGTTGTTGCCATCGCAGTATGTCAGGCAAATCGCGTGAACGCATTTTAAGTACCTCTTCAGGTATCCAAAAATACGGCAGTGCGATGTACGGTTCATTCGGTTCCTGCGGTGGAAACAGTAACGTCATGGCCGTAAAGTCGGACACAGACGCAAAGTCTATGCCTGCGTAGCATTCACGGCCTGCCAGTGCATTTAGGTCAATATCTGACGGGCATGCCTGCCAAAGTTCATCAGGTATCCACACCTCCGACACACCAACAGGCATATTCAGGTTCTTTGTCTTAAATTCGACCTCAGACCTGCCGCCCTCATTTACCGCTTTGGTGTATTCAGATTCCATGAACTCCCATGTCGGTGTGATACCTATCTGCGGATTTGCCTTTACCCATGTAGTCCGGTCGTTCCAGTCGTCACCGTCATCCAGTGTGTAAATGATCCCAAAGAAGGTTTCATCTGTTTTTAATCCGCGCAGGATGTCAATGCAGTTCTGTCGAAGGTGGAACCAGGGTGATTCAAAGTTGAAACCGGCTGTGGTGATGATGTAGGTCAGCGGCTGCGAACGCGCACCCATGCCGGTTTCAATGACCTTTAGCACTTCATTCGATGGATGCGCGTGAAATTCATCTATGACGGCCACATGCGGCGACAGGCCATCCAGTGTGCCAGCCTCAGCAGATAGCGCCTCCATGTATGAATCAGTCGGGTTCCAGATGACACGATGTTGCATAACTTTCAGCCCCTCAGCCATTGTATCACTGTCTGTGCGTAGTGACCGGCCCATCATCTTTGCAGCGTTGTACACAATTTTAGCCTGATGGCGTGTTGTAGCTGCGCTGTAAATCTGTGCCGTCTGTTCGCCG